CTTAGCTACCAAAGAACCTATTAAAATTTCAGCAGTAGAGCCTGATGGCTGGCCTATTACTCTAACAGTCGGTACAAAATTTGAAGTTAAGGATTATTTAAATTTAAGTTCCGCACGAACTTGGTTTGAGCAGGATGCAGAAACTTCTACATATCATGATGCTAATTATGTCTTTATTCATATCATAGAGGGAGATACGTTTTACTTAGCTGAAAATAAAAAGACTGCTACCTGGTATTCACTTCCAGCTACTAAAGATATAGTGCACCATCGTCGCCAGGTAATTTTATGGCTTAAAGATGATGGTATTTTAGGTGTAAAGTTTAGCTAATACTTTGTGGAGATTTTATGAACTTTCAAATACGGATTCCTAAGTCAAAATGTGATTTCTGTTCCTACAAAGTAGGTAATGAGTGCACAGCCGCAAAAGCAAACGGTCAGGTTAATTCATATTATTGTAAGCAGGCACAGTATGAGTATAATCAATGGCTGTGGCAGCAGAAGCAAAAACAAAAGCCAAAGTCTTGGTGCTAAAATAGATAAAGCTTTCGTTTATATGCTAAATTATATAAGCGGAGGCTTATTTTATTTAGGAGATGAAGATTATGGATTATAAAAGATTAAATTTTGAAGACTATTTTACAATTTGTTCTGGGAACTGGAATAAATTAGATACAGAGCTTAATATTGCACAATATGAAAGTATTCCTTATAAGTACAAGAATAAAGAATATCTTGTAGAATACCAAGTACGTTTTGATTCTGAAAGACATTGCTTACAGGTAATTTTACAGCAAACTAATACTAAATCTGACTGGTATGTAAATTTTGATTTTCCTTCTAAAATTTATGATAAATTTACTTTTGATAATAAGCTAATTCAGCTTAAAGTACATAGAGGTTGGGGAAATATGTGGTTAGTTTGTCAATCACCTATAAGACAAAAAATTAAAGCTCTACTAGATGAGCACCCAAATTGTTTTATTGAAGTAATTGGTTGGTCATTAGGTAGTGGTTTAGCGCAGCTTGCAGCTGAGGATATTTATTTTAAATTTGGTATTAAGCCTTATCTTTATACTTATGGCAGTGTTAAGCCTTTTTATGGAAAGGATACTTATAATTTTGTAAAATCTTGCTGTCAAGCAGCTTTTAATTTCTATGATCACTGTGATATTGTAGGTTATATGGTTCCATTTTTTGGTTGGAAAGCTATTAATCATTGCAAAGTAAAGCTAGAAAAGTTTGGCATTACTAAGCTTTTTAAGCCTATGAATTATCATACTAGATACGATGTACCTGGACAATATATTCAGTATAATACTTAAATATTTATGAGTAACCGCCTATATTATTTGCTAAATTTAATGTAGGCGGTAAGCCGACGATACAGAAAAGATACCAGAACGATAGTGAATTTACGATACATAATTTTAAGATACCTTACAAGATACCTTAATAATTAAATATGTAAAATAGCTGTCGTCTGATAAATTTCAGGCGACTTTTCTTTTTGTTCAAAATTTAAGTTTTTGATCATTGTATATTAAAATGAATATTATTTTAAGGAGTTTCTATAATGATTAAATTTTTTATTGAACCTGGTTATGAGGTAAAGCATCCTGTAAGAGACTTTGGAAATGCTGGAGTGGATGTATTTATTCCTTATGCTACTAAGGATTTTATTGAAGCTTTCAATGCAAAGAATGATGCTAAAAATGCGTATCTTACCTATGCACAGGATGCAATTATAATTGAGCCTCATGGCCGAGTAAATATTCCATCTGGCCTTAGGGCTAGAATTAGTCCTAATGTAGCGTTGGAAGCTCATAATAAGAGCGGAGTAGCTACTAAGTATGGCCTTGTATTTGGTGCATCTACTGTTGATGCTAATTATCAAGGGATTATTCATGTTTCGTTGATTAATACCACAGCAGAAGCAGTAACTTTGCCTTTGGGAATGAAAGCAGTTCAGTTTATTCCTAGGCTTATTGATATGTCTTCTATTGAAGTAGACACTTCTGGAAATGTAGAAGACTTTTACAAAAATTTTGAATTTTCTAACCGCGGTGATGGAGCATTTGGTAGCACCGGAGTTTAAGTGAAATACAAACAAAAGGAAGAGGTATAGCTATGATTGAAAATTGCAGATACCGTGAAAAGTGTAATGGACGAGACTGCAATAAAGATTTTTGCATGAAAAAGTGTCGTTTAGATTGTTTGTATGATAACTCACTTTTATCAGAGACACAACGTCAGCATAAAGTTTTGTATTGTGATGCAGATGGTACTGATAGAATAGAATTTACAAAATTATCTCAAATCGAAGGAGCTATTCTTAAGTTTGTAGATGAGGGACATAATCTTTACCTGCATTCATACACTCCAGGTAATGGCAAAACAACTTTTGCCATTAGATTGCTTATGGCTTATTTTAATAAAATTTGGTCCAAATCCAATTTGACTTGTCAGGGCTTATTTGTGAGTGTACCTAGGTATTTGTTAGCTTTAAAAGAAAATATAGCTGGGCACAGTGAATATGCAGATTTTGTAAATAAAAATATTATGACTGCTGATTTAGTTGTATTTGATGATATAGCCGCAAAAATTGGGTCTGATTTTGAATTAAATCATCTTCTCAATATTATTAATACTAGAATGGATTTAGGAAAAAGTAATATTTTTACTTCTAATTTGGGTAAAAAAGAACTTACTACTGCGTTAGGTGAACGACTAGCAAGTAGAATTGGAAATAAGTCTATTGATATTGAGCTTCATGGTGCAGATAAAAGAGCTTTAAGTTTGACAGGAGGTAATTAATGACTACACAGTTTCAAATTTTAAATAAAATCTTGCAAACTGGTGATTATTCTTTAGTTTTGCTTAATAACTTAAATGAAGAATATTTTCCCGGGTATTCTTCAGAATTTAAGTTTATTAAGAACCATTTTGAAAAATTTGGTTCAGTACCAGACCGTCTTACTTTTCTTAATACTTTTCCTGATTTTGATATTAAGGACGTAAATGAGCCTGATTCTTATTTAATTGAACAAGTTAATAAGGATTATAATGCTCAGTATATTGCTAAACAATTTAATATCCTTAAAAAATTTATTGAAGAAGATAAAATTGACGATGCAGTAGCATATTTAGTTAATGCTGCAAATAATATTCATCAAAATGCTTCTATGACCTGCACAGATCTTTTCCAAGATACTAGTCGTTATGATAAGTACGTTGAAAGAGTCAATAGTAGAGATAAATTTTTTATTAAAACTGGTTTTGATGAACTTGATGCTATTATTGGTGGTATTGACGTAAAAGAAGAAAATATGGTGATTGCTGCACGTACTGGTAAAGGAAAGTCTTGGACACTTTTGAGAATTGCGGTAGAAGCTGCTAGACAAGGTTTTACAGTAGGACTTTATTCAGGTGAAATGTCTGCTGATAAGGTAGGTTATCGTGTTGATACTCTTTTAGGTCATATTGATAATAAAGCAATTACTCGAGGCTCAGGAAATTATGATCCTTCAGTCGGTCTAGCATACAAGCAATATATAGATAACTTACCTACTGCGCTTCCCGGAACTATAAAAGTACTTACTCCAAATGATATTAATGGCCCAGCTACTGTTGGAGCTTTACGTACTTTTGTAGAAAAAGAAAATATTCAAATTTTGCTTATCGATCAGTATTCCTTGCTTGAAGACCAACATCATGCAAAAGTTATGCATGAAAAGGTAGCTAATATCTCAAAAGATATTAAAAATCTACAGGTTATGAAACAGATTCCAATCGTGTCGGTCTCTCAGATGAATAGAACAAAAAATGAGGATGGAGAGCAAGATACTACTCAAATTGGCTTATCTGATAGAATTGGTCAGGATGCCACTTGTATTATTATGCTAGACAGAGATGTTACTTACAGCGACCCTGAAAAAAGAGTTGTTTCAGCTGATAAGCTTGTCCTTAATTTAGTAAAGTCTAGAGACGGTGGTGAGGGTAAATTAGTTTATGATGCTGATTTTAATACTGGTAGATTTACTTTTCTTAATCCTAATCTAACTGAGGCTCAATCTGAAGCAATGGAAACTTATTATGAGGAAGATGAAGGCTCTTATGATCCTTCTGTAGCTGCTCCATGGTAATATAAAATGAGAAAGTTAAAGATAGATAATTATATTTTAGAAGTTCCTGTAATTGAAGTTCTACGACGATTACAACTTACATTAACCAATGGTAAATTAAAAGAAGTTAAAGATGGTACAGAAAATATTCTAGTTACTTGTCCAGACCATAGTGGTGGACGAGAATCTCATCCTGCTTGTAATATTTATGTTGGTGATGATTCAAAAATTGAATATGGTTATTTTAATTGTTTTGTATGTAATTCTCGTGGGACTTTTTTAACGTTTGTAGCTCATTGTTTTGAGACTTCAGAAGCTTATGCAAAAAGCTGGCTTTTAAAAAATTTTAAAGGTCAGATGGTTGAGCAATATATTTTCATGGGAGAAGATATACAGCCGGGTAAAAATAAGCGAAAAGCAATCCCAAAACTTGATGAGTCTATATTAGATCAATATCAAAAATGGACGCCCTACCTTGCACAAAGAAAATTGTCTAGAGAATTATGTGAGTTTTTTAAAGTACGCTATGACCCGAAATATCGGCAAGTGATTTTTCCTGCTTATGATATTCACGGTAATTTAGTAATGCTTCCTAAAAGGTCGATAGATACTAAGACTTTTTACTTAGATAAGGAACAAGAAAAACCAGTATATTGTCTTAACTATATAGAGCAATATGGATATAAAACAGCATTAGTTACTGAAGGCCCTTTTGATACTTTGACTGGTTGGCAGTATGGCTTTCCTACTATTGGGATGTGGGGACAGTTTTCGGATTATCAAATTGAGCAAATAAATAAATCTTGCTTAAATGTCCTATATATCGCTTTTGATAATGATGAAGCAGGTGAAAGATTTCGACGAGCTTTAAAGGCAAGATTGAGTAATAGATTTATTTTGGTAGATGTAAAGTTACCAAAAGGGAAAAAAGATATTAATGACTTGACTAAAGAAGAATTTTTAGCCTGCATTCAAGAAGCTTCAAATTCACTCTAAACTAAATTGTATAATATATATATAGAAAACTTTGTGACGGAAGTCACGCGATAAAATTAAAATATATTTTTTATTAAGGAGAAAATTAAAAATGTCAAATTTTGATTACAATCAGTACCAAGAAGTTATTGCTAGAGCACAGAACGGATCTAATGGTTCCTCTACGAAAATCGGCTTTTTTAAGATGAAAAATGATAAAGACGAGGCTCTTGTTCGATTTAATATCTCGTCACTCGATGAGCTTCAGTTTGCAACAGTTCATCAGCTTGGCGCAGCACAAAAGTGGATGAAGGTTAGTTGTCTTAATCCTGTAGGTTCATATTATGATACTTGCCCTCTTTGTGCAGCAGTAGCTGGGGGAGCAAAGGATATTGGAAAAGCTTCTAAGAAGGTTTATGTACAAATGCTTGTAGCATATAAGGATAATACAACAGGGCAGTTTTCTGCAGCTATTCCTGTAATTTGGGAACGCCCTGCCGGATTTTCAAGAGAAATCGCAAATCTTCTTAAAGATTATGGTGATCTTAAAACTAGAGTATTTAAAGTAACTCGTAATGGTGTAGCTAATAGCATGCAGACTACTTACAGTATTTCGTATATTCCTCTTTTTGATAAGCCTGAAAGCGTACCAGAAGATTTCAGTGCTTTTGCAAATTTTAATATTGCAAAGCATAGCTTTTGGGAGAAAACTGCAGGCGAGATTCAAGTATTTCTTAATACTGGTTCTTTTCCAGAAGTAGCTAGAGCTCCTCAAGCGCCTATGCCTACTGACGCAGATGCTCCTTATCAAGCCCCAGCTACTGTAGTACATACTCCTGCAACAGAAAGTTTCACTACTCCTGCACAGCCTGCTTTTGTACCCCCTGTAACTACTCCTGAAGTAGCTCCTTGGGAATCTCCTAATACAACACCTGCTTTTGTGCCAGGTATTACTACTACACCTGCAACGATTCCTAATCCCGTAAATCCTGCAGTAGAGATTCCTGGAACAACAGTACCTAATATTAGTACTGCAGAAAATCCTACACAGACTGAGGTGTCTACTTCAACCGCCGCTGATTTCGGTAGACCTGGACGTAGCTTTGGTGATGGAAATTGGTCATTTTAATTAAATAATATTATTTAGAGGAAACTTAATGGATATTGGACTTTTCGGAACTGACTTTGATATTGATATTACAAAAACAAAGTCAGACGTAAAACAGTTACTTAAAAAGCTTAATCCTGAGTTTACAGAACCAGGTGCTCAAAATACTGAAAAGATCTTAAAATCAAAAAAGCTTTCCATTCAAGAACGCCTTGAGATAATTAATGATAAAGTCATCAAGATTCTCGGAAAGCAACGACATAATACAGTTGTAATTCGAAGTCTTGATGACTTCATTGCTTATATAAATAAAGCTATTCAAAATGGCGTTATTGCAGTGGACACCGAGACGAATAATAGTTTGGATCCTGTTACTTGTAAACTAATGGGTCTCTGCTTATATACTCCAGGCGAAAGACAAGCCTATATTCCTATTAATCATGTAGATTGGCAAACTGAAGAACTACTTGCAAATCAGCTTACTGAGGAAGATTGTAGACAACAGCTTCAAAGAATTAAAGATAATAATACTTTTGTTATTATGCATAATGGTAAGTTCGATTATGAAGTTATTAAGACCACTTGTCATATCGATTTGCCGCCCAATTGGGATACAATGGTAGCTGCAAGACTTTTAGATGAAAATGAATTAGCTGGTTTGAAATATCAGTATACTACAAAAATTGACCCGTCTCAGTCTAAATATGATATTGAAAGCTTATTTGAAAATGTGCAGTATGCTTTTGTAAATCCGGAGATCTTTGCTCTTTATGCTGCTACTGACTCAATGATGACCTATAAGCTTTATTTGTGGCAGCTACCTTTTATGACTTCCCCAGAGCTAGAAAGACTTTATTGGGTATTCTTGAATATTGAAATGCCTATTGTAGTTGTAACCGCAGAAATGGAGCTTAAGGGAGTAAGCATTAATACTAAGTTTGGTAAAAAGCTAAAAATAAAATATAAGCAGCAATTAGCAGAGATAGATACTGAAATAGAAAAAGAGCTTGATAAATTAAAGCCTTTAATTTCTGAATGGCGAGAAGATGAAACTCGTGGTGGGGCATATTCTAAGATGTATATGCCAAAGAAATCTAAAAAGTCACAGGAGGAGTTAGAAGCTATTTATACCGCTATTGAACCTGATCAGATTCCTTCAGGAAAAAAAGATAGAACTGGTAAAGATATTTTAGTGAAAAACCCTAATGCCGGTAGAAGATATAAATTTGGTAAAAAAGCTTCTGAAATGTTGAGTGACCCTATTAATCTTGCATCTCCTGCACAGCTTGCTATTCTATTCTATGATATTTTGAATTGCCCTGCTGTAAGTAAAAAAGCACCAAGAGGTACAGGTGAAAGCGAATTAGAAGCTATTGCAGAAAAGCGACCAGATTTACAAATTTGTAAGCTTATTTTGAAACGTAGGGGCATTGTAAAACTTATTACTACTTATATAGATGTCATTCCTGATTTAGTGAAACATTGGCCAGATGGTAGAATTCGTTTTCATCTCAATGCTCAGGGTACAGATACTGGTAGATATAGTTCCGGAGGAAAACTTAAATTTTTTGAGAATGGTGAACCAGTAGTAGTTTCTGGTATTAATATTCAAAATATTCCTTCACATAATAAGGAAATTAGAATGCTATTTCAGGGAGATACAAAATATCATGAGGTGGAGTCTTCTAATCAATGGTTTGATGTCCCTGAAACTGATGAAGTTGAAGTGCTTGATGCTGAAGGTAGATTAGTGTGGAAATTTGTATCAGAACTTGAAATTGGTGACGAGGTTAATTTAGAAACTGAAAATGGTATTGGAACTTGGCATATTCAGGCCATTGAAAAACAAGATAAAGTATATCGTATAAGATTTTGAAAGAAGGTGATTATGATGAAGTTAAAGACACGAACTAGATATATGCTAGTCGGCTCTGACTTCTCCTAGCTGCGCAAGAGCCTCGACTTACTGCATTTATGAGTCAAGACCCTAAGATGATGCAAGCATATTTTGAAGGTAAAGACTTGTATGCAGTTATTGCTCAATCTATGTTTAATAATGAGTATTGGGAAAATCTTGAATTTTACCCAGAGGGCCATGAAATTGAATTAGATGGTAAAAAAATTATCTGTGGCAAGAAGACTAACCTTCATAAAGCCGGTAAAGAAAGACGTTCTGCTGCTAAAACAATGCTTCTTGCTATTCTTTATGGTATGAGTCCTGCAACAGCTGGCGCACGAATGGGTAAAAGTGCAGAAGAGGGTAAACAGTTAATGGATAACTTCTTTAACCAGTTTACTAAAGTAAAAGAACTTATGGATGCTTCAAAAAAAATGCTTGATGAGACAGGCTATGTTGAAGATTGGGCAGGAAGACGTAGACATTTGCCAGACTTTAAATTACCTTCCTATGAGGTATTACCTTTAAAGAAAAATGATAATGTAGGCTTTAACCCTATTTTATGTTGTAAGAATAGGGATGCCTT